TTGCTGTAGGTTTTTTATCTTCTGTTTTTTTTGTAATTTTATTTATTTCTGCTTTTTTATTTGCTTTTTCTAGATTTTTTTTAGCCATCTTGTTTGAGACTAATGCTCCTCCAATCTTTCCAATGCCTTCTATAGCCGCAACAACAGCCTCGTTGCTTCCGTAAGTAGCAGTTGTTGGTACGTTTTCATAAGCACCACCCATAGCTCCGCGTGAAGACTGAAAAGTTAGTTTAAAAGGAGAGTTTGTATTGTTTTTAATTACACTCATAACTTATTTTTTTGATTTATTTTTTTGGCAAAAGTTTCTAGCAGCTTCTACACTACCAAAACCCCATTTTTTTAAAGCTTTAGCTTTTCTTGTTGGTTCTCCATTATCTTCTTTCATGGGACCTTTCACACCTGCGAATCTACAAGCAAAAGAAACTCTACGTTTGTTAGTTCCAGAAGTTAATCTTTTACCCATTCCAGGGTTTTCTTTACGCATCTTTTGATTAGACTTTTCGTAAGCAGATTCTGTTATAGGAAATGGTGATTGCTTGTATGCCATTATTTATCTTTTTTTAATTCTACCCATTTAGATATAGTATAACCTATAGTCACTAGTAGTAGAAATATTTTCAAACCGTCTTCTATTCTTGTAAAAGTTGTTACGCCTAAAGCTCCAGCATTCATTGCATATAGTTTAATATCTGATAAGCTCATTATTTATAAACTTTAGAGCGCTGCGTAATAGGTCCAGTGCCACAGTTGCAAGGGTATTTAGAAACTTCCATTCCTGAAATACCAGAACTTGATCCTTTTCCCATTGGAAAACCTTCTTTACTTAATGGTCCGTCCCAAATAGCGTTTTCACCTACTTGGCCAGATAAATCTACTTTTAAGTTTTTAATATTTTTCATAATTTATTTTTTATATCCTTGTGTTCTAGCTTGTATAACATCTGCCTGTGTGACTTCGCCATCTCCATTTTGATCTTCAAACATAAATGGAGTTCCATATTGTCTTTGATCAACCCCACCGTATATCCCTTGAGCAAATTGCTGCGCTTGAGAGTTAAAAACCGGCTTTGCTTGTCCTAAAGTGTTTGAAGGTGCAGGTGGTACGTTTGTCATCGCTTGACCTGTAAGAGGGTCAACTAACCCGACTTGTTTAGTTGGTGCGTTACCGCTTGTTGCGCTTAAATCTTGATTGTAAGTTGGCATATTATCTTTCTTTATCGTTATTTACATTTTTAATAGAAGTTATAAGAACTTTGTCAGTGTAAGTCTTACCCTTCATGATACTGTTTCTGTGATTGCTAGTTGGTAAATCATCTTGACCTAGTATAATTCTATACATGTGCTTAATAAGATGCTTACACTTAAAAGAGGTTTTGTATATATGATACTTTTGAGTTGTTCTATTTCTTTTTCTCCAAACAACTATCCAACCTTCTTTTAACAAACGATTCCAGCGGCGGTTATCCCAACTATAGGAATAACTGCCAGCTTCAAAATCTTTTTTTGTAAACATATCCATGCAGTCTAAGTAAATCAATAACTCTAGATCAGCATCGTTAAGGTTGTTGTTTCTGCAAGCCCATTTACGTATTATACGATAATGTTTAAACAGATTCATATTCTTTATGTCATCTGCGTCTAGCCTTTTCATAAAACAACAACTACATCTTGCGCTTTAATAACGTGATATGTTTTTTTATCTATCTCTATTTTGTGCCCAGCGTGTCGGTCAAAAAAGATTTTATCACCTTCTTTCAACCCTTCGACTTGTTCACCAGCCGATAGTATATCAGCCTCTGTGTAACGTATGTCTTCACGTTGTTTTTCTGCAAGAAGTAAACCACCTTTTGTTTTAGTAGTTCCTTCTTTTTTCTTTTCTATTATTAAATTTCTACCTATCGCTTTCATCAATTCTTAAATTATTGATTACACAGTCAGTTGATAATATAGTTGTCGCTACTGAAGCTGCGTTCTGAAGAGCGCTCTTGGTAACTAATAGAGGATCAATAATACCTGAGTTAATCATATTTACCATTTTTCCTGTAACCACATTTAAACCTCTTCCTTTAGCTTTTGGCAGTTCTACGTCTGTTATGCCAGCATTTTCTAGTATTGTCTTAAATGGTGCTCTAATTGCTTCTAAGAGCAACTTCTCACCGCCTGACTTTGGTACTATACTTTTCGCAGCGTTTAACAGCGCTATACCACCTCCAGGAACAATACCTTCTTTAATAGCAGCTTTTGTAGCGCAGATAGCATCTTCTACCCTATCTGTTTTTTCTTTTAATTCAATATCAGAGTTGGCGCCTACTTTTACAATTGCTATTTTAGCAGCAAGCATTGCTAATCTTTTTTCAAGTTTAATTATTTTGTGAGGTGGGTTATCTTTTGATAACTCGTTTTTAATCTCATCTATAATATCTAAAACTTCTTGTGAAGATTCTCCAAACTGAAGAATAGTCTCTTCGTGAGTTGTAACACTCTTTAAGCAACTACCTAAATGTTCTACTTGGATTAAATCCATATCATCACCTAGATCTTCGTTTATAATAGTAGCTCCAGTTAATAAAGCTAGATCGTCTAAAACTTCTTTTTTGCTAATACCATAAGTCGGTGCGTTAATTACATTAACTTTAATATTACCTTTGTTTTTATTCATAGCTAAAGCAGATAAAACACCTTGTTCTAAATCGCCGATAATCAGCAAAGGTTTGTTGTTTTTTATTACATGCTCTAGCACTGATTGAATTTGCCTAATTGTATCAATAGGTGATTCAACTAGTAATACTAATGCGTTTTCAAGTTCAGCTGACTTGTTTTGCTTATTTGTTATGAAGTGTGAGTTAGTAAGACCTTTGTCGTATTGAACACCATCTATAACTTCTACTTCTGTTTTACCCTCTGCTGAGGTTTCCATCATTACGATCCCTGTATTATCTACAGCTCTAAAAGCGTTAGCTATAATGCTACCTAGCTTTGGATCATTATTTGTAGATATAGTTGCGATCTG